CGATTGAGCCGCATAAAATGAAAAAAGAAACTTCGAATGAAGAGGAAGAATTTGTCATTGTCATCAATAATCAAATTAATAAAACCCGTAAGGAACAGGCTAGTGCTACTCAAGTGGCAAGTGGTGGTGGAGATGACAGTGCAGCTGGAACCAACGCTGCTATCGAAAGTTCTAATACTAAACAGCAACATGCAGTGGGAGGAGGAACGGATAGTTCGGCAGTAAATGCAGGCGAAGAAGGCGACCAAATAGAAAAATGCGATTAAAAAAGAAGCTGTAGTTATTTTACAGCTTCTTTTTTTATTAAGGAAATTCAAGTTTTAGATAGGAGATGAACAAGATTATTGCTTCATAGTTACCCATGTTTATCGTACTGTGTAACTCAAAAAGGTAAGTATTATGAAACAATGAATATCACGGGCTGTAGCGATTGCCTTAGTTACACAAAATATAAGATATGGGTAAGTCATAGGGGATATTTTAACTCTTATATTTTAATGATAGAATATTAGATAAAAGGGGTGTTTAACCAATGGGAAAGAAAAAAAGGTATAAAAAGAGGATTGCAGTAGAAAAAAGAAAAGAAAATGTTAGAGTAGAAGAGGTTGTAAAGAAGATTTCCAACCAAAACTTATACTCGTCTGAAATAACTGGAATTTTATCGGATGCACAAAAAGCATGGCAGGAGAAAATGAGCCCAATTATAGAAATCCAAAACTCAATACGCGAGAAAATTCAATCAATAATAGAGATGTATAACAAAATTGATTGGGATTTATTACGTGAAGCAGTAGCAGAAGAAATAAAAGAATTAGAGGGTATATTAGTAGAGCAAGAAGAGAATTATTGGTGTTTAGATATAGGTACTGCGACTGCTATAGTAAATGGAGTGATAGCAAAAGATGACTTGTCAGAATATATGGATGAAAATCTCGAATCAATTGTAACAAAGATAGTTCAAGATCCTATATATGAACTCCATGCAACGTTAATCCAAGAAGCTTATCAAGCATATAAAGCCGGATTTTATAAATTGTGTGCAATGCCGCTTTTTGCAGCGTTTGAACATGTTGTTAAATTATGGTGTTTTGGATATATAAAAAAGGATAATATAGTTGTTAATCATAAACCAAATAGATATGGGATTAAAAAGGTGATGGACCCTGAAAATTATAATCATGTAGAAAAAGAGAATTTAAATAAAATTTTTGTACTATCTGTATTTCGAATGTATGAAAAAATCTTTGCTGATATACCAAAGCAATTGGGGCAAGAATTAAATCGTAATGCGATAGCGCATGGTTATCATGATTATAATTCTCTATCTAAGGTAGATATTCAAAAATTATTCCAATTGCTTCAGGCTACTTTGATATTAAAATCATTTGAACCATATAAAGTGGCAGAATCGTGACCGCTTTTTGGCAGTAAATGTGCCGGTTGTTTTGGAATTACCATGATATATTTGTATTGTGGGAAGTGGCGGAAAACACAACTCATAAATTCCTTTATAAACTGTATGTTGTTTAAACGGCTTCGTAATGACGGCACATAAAATCCGAAACCAGCAGATGGTAATGATTGAATGATACCGTTATTAAGGAGAGCTTTTGCTCTTCTTCCAGTTACTTAATATCGTTGATACATATTGGTAGGTTATCATTAAGTTACTGGAAGAAGGATGAAACTTCACGTATCGGAATTAAATTACAAATTAATAATCGATAAAAAAAGCATCCAGTCGGGTGCTTTTTATTTGGGAGGAGGATGAAGAATGAAACTAGATAAACAAGAACAAGCGGTGGCTATTGGTACATTCATTTCAATGTTAGGACAGGAACTTGTAAATGATCGTATCGATAAACAGAAATTAGAAAGTGTACTTCCTATCTTTAATGAAATGCAAGATAATACAACACCAAAGCAAAAGAGAGAAGCGATGATTAGTTTGCTTGAAAAAGCGGTAGATGAATTCTTAAAGTAATAGCCATAAAAAAAGGAAAGCAACTCGCTTGGGGTGCGAATCACTTTTCCTGATGGCAATGTTAACTTTATTATAACAACTTGTATTTATTTGGTAAATGTATAATTGGAATATTCTTTCTAAAGGAGTGAGGATAGATGCAAGTCTACTGTTCTAGCTGCAATAAAGATTACGATATGCAACCACAAGTAGCACAGCTTCTCAAAAGAATTGAGAAGTGTTTCTACATTTGTCCACATTGTGGTCATGAGCATGTTGCTGCATATGTGAACGATAAGGTTCGTAAGCATCAAGCTGACATTACAAAGTGTCACGAACGGATTAATAAAAATAATCGGGCAATCGAGGATGAAATGAAAAGGTTGAGGAAGAGGATGGAAGGTGCCAAGTAAACCATTCAAGCCGTGTAAGTCGTTAGGTTGCAACGAACTAACACGGGATAAGTATTGTGCTAAACATATCGAAAAGGAAAAAGAAACAGTAAAATATTATGACAAACATATTCGAAACAAAAGCTCACGTTCATTCTACAACTCAAGATTGTGGAAGGATATGCGTGAGCTTATTTATCGTAGAGATTATGGCCTATGTGTTCAATGTAGAAGCAAGGACATCATTAAGATAGGTGATGTAGTCGATCATATCATTCCTATCCGTGTTGATTGGTCGAAACGATTAGAACCATCTAATTTACAAACGCTTTGCCATGCTTGCCATAACAAGAAAACAAAAGAAGATGAGAAGAAAAACAAAAAATAATTCGAAAGAAAAAAATCATAAGCATCCCCCCACTATGAAAAAGAAAAAGGCGACTTCCTGGAGACCGCCGCCTAGCTTTCCGTGTAAAAAGTTCGTTTTATTCCATAAAAGGGGGTTCAGCTGAGGGAGGTGGTTCGCATAGGAAGGAAAGCGAAGCCGATTCATTTGCATTTATTAGAAGGTAATATAAATCGATTGACAAAAGATGAAATTGAACAACGATTAAAAGCTGAAAAACAGTTACAAGCAAAAAAAGACAAGGTAAAGCCACCAACGTGGTTAGATTCAGTTGCAAAGAAAGCGTTTATACTTACTCCTGATGTATTCCTGGAGCTAGACGTTATCACAAACATAGATGTGAATGCATTAGCAACGTATTGTGATGCTTATTCTGACTATGTTGAATGCACCAAAATTATCCGAGAAGAAGGACTTCTTGTTGAATATACCAATAAGGCAGCTGAAACCAATAAAGTTCCACATCCACTACTTACAAAGAAGAAGCAGTTGCATGAACAAATGAAGGCTTTGGCTGTTGAGTTTGGTCTTACACCAAGTGCAAGAGCGAAAATTGTCATTCCAAATAGTAAACAAGGTCCGAAAACAAATGTAGAAAAGGAGTTTGACGTATAACATGATCAGACAATGGATGTTGGACTACTGTGATGATGTATCAAATGGTGAAGTTGTGGCTTGTCAGAAGCATAAACAAGCTTGTAAACGATTTTTAAAAGATATTGAACGTGAAGGTTCTAAAGATTTTCCATATGTTTTTAAGGAAGAAAAAGCACTTCGTTTCTTAAAGTGGATGTCTCTTTTTAAACATACAAAAGGAAAATTAGCAGGTCAGAGAATTGAACCACATTCCATACAAATTTTCGTATTTAGCAATATTTACGGATGGGTTCATCGTAATACAGGATTAAGGCGATTTAAAAAGGCGTATTGGCAAGTTGGACGTAAAAACGCAAAGTCTCAATCTTTAGCGTGTGTAGGTTCTTATGAAGCAATGGCATTTGGCGAAAATATGTCAGAAGTCTACATTGGTGCTACGAAAACGGAACAAAGTAAAATTGTTTGGAATGAAATCAAAGCACAAATGAATGGGTGTGAAGATTTAAAAGGGAAGTTTAATATTGCGTATGGGAAAATTGAACACCTTAAAACCGATTCTTTTATTTCAGCTCTATCAAAAGATGCTGGGAAATCTGGTGATGGGCTGAATGTTCAGTGTGGAATTATTGATGAATATCATGCACATCCTACTTCTGAAATTTATGATGTTCTGGTGTCAGGTTCGGGTGCTCGTCCAAATCCACTTATGATGATTATAACGACAGCTGGTTTTAATTTGAGTCATCCTTGCTATCGTGTGGAGTATCAATATGTTTCTAAGATTTTGGACCCTAATATTGATATTGAAAACGAAGAATATTTTGTCATGGTTAATGAATTAGATAAAGATGATGAGATTACGAATCCAGAAGTATGGGAGAAAGCAAATCCAATCCTATGTAGTTATGAAGAAGGACGTACTTTCTTAAAGGGAGAGCTTCAATCAGCCCTTGATGTACCTGAGAAAATGCGTAATTATCTCACAAAAAACATGAATAGATGGGTGGATATGAAAGAAAACGGCTACATGGATATGCAAAAATGGAAGGATTGCAAGGAAACGGTGGAATTATCCGAATTAAAAGGGTTGGAATGCACAGTAGGTGTTGATTTATCAGCAAAAATTGACTTAACAAGTATTTCATTTGAGTTTAAAAAGGACGATAAGTATATCGTAATTAGTCATAGCTTTATGCCAGAAGATACGTTAGCTGAAAAGAGAAAAACGGATAAAGTCCCTTATGATCTGTGGGTACAACAAAAATGGATCACAACAACACCTGGTGCAGTAGTTGATTACGAATATATTAAAACACATATTAGAAATATGGAAAAAGATCATAAATTTAAGATTAAAGAAATATGTGCTGATCCATGGAACGCAACGCATTTTATGCAAGACATGGAGGCAGAAGGGTATACCATGATAGAGATACGCCAAGGTATGGCAACTTTATCAGGCCCTACAAAGGATTTTCGTGAACAAGTGTATCAAAAGAAGGTCATCCATAACAACAACCCTGTACTGAACTGGGCAACTAGTAATGCTATAACAAAACAGGATGCTAACGAAAATATCATGTTGGACAAGTCGAAAACAACAGAAAGAATTGATCCGATAGCGGCTGTAATTAACTCGCATGTTCGATGCATGCTTAATTCTGGTGAAATGGACTTAAACTCTTATATTTTAAGTCAAGATTTCTCATTCTAGGAGGAATCACATGCGATTCTTATTATTTTTTATAAGTATTTTAGAAGATATTCTATTGATTTCGGGGTTGTCCATTATTGTAGGGACGACTTTTTTTGTTAATCCGATTTATGGATGGTATCTATTAGGGATTATTCTCACAATGCTGGGGGTGGTAATGATAAGAAGATAGAAAGGAGGTGAAACTTTTGATTTTTCGGCATTTATTTAAAAATCAGGATACGACAGATTTAAAAAATCCTTCTCCTTGGTTTAAAAGTTTATTTGGATATCAAGCAGCAAGCGGTGAAAAGGTAACAGTTGAGTCCTCTTTAGGTGTCCCGACAGTTTATCGCTGTATTAATATCCTTGCAAACAGTGTTGCAATGCTTCCTTTTCAAGTTTTTAGAAAGACATCAAAAGGAAGAGAACGAGATAAGATGCATCAAGTGTCATTTGTTTTGGAAAGAAGACCGAACCCTTATCAAAGCCCATTTAAATTCAAGCATTTAATCGAAACGCACCGAAATACATGGGGAAATGCTTACATCAATATTCATTGGGGTGCGGATGGTAGACCGAAAGAATTATGGGCACTAAATCCGGCTGTAACAACTCCAATCGTGGACCTGAAGACAAATAAATTATGGTATTTTACGAGTTTACCAGATGGTACACCTATTAAAATAACTGATGATGACATTATTCATCTTACTACGTTGTCTACTGATGGACTGAAGGGTAAACCACCGATTCAGATCGCAAGAGAGTCTATAGGTAGTTCACAAGCGGCACAAAAATTTAAAGGTAAATTCTTTACAAATGGTGCAGCACATAGTGGGATATTGAAAACTCAACAAGCCCTTGGAAAAGAAGCAAAAGATGTACTTCGTGATGCTTGGGAAGAAGCAAATACAGGTTTGAATAATGCTCAAAGGATAGCAATTTTGGATGCTGGTTTAGAATTTGAGAAAGTCGGGATGTCATTAAAGGATGCTCAATTTATTGAAGGTATGAAGTTCGATAAGGCTGAGATTGCAAACATTTTTAATATTCCATTACACATGATTAATGAGTTAGATCGAGCTACATTCTCAAACATTGAGCAACAGGCATTGGATTTTATCCAAAATACATTGAGTCCAATTCTTATCCAGTATGAAGAAGAATTTTCTTATAAAACATTTTCATTTAATGAACAAAAGCGTTATTATTTGAAATTTAATCTAACAAGTTTACTTCGCGCCGATTCTAAATCTAGAGCGGAATTTTACAAGATTATGTTAGATGCTGGTGCTTTCTCAATTAATAAAGTATTAGAGCTTGAAGATATAGATGGAATTGGAGAATATGGTGATAAACATCGTGTCGATCTAAATCATGTATCCATTGAGATTGCGGATGAATATCAATTAGCAAAAGCTAGTGGAGGTTTGTCGCTGAAAGGAGGTGAGGACAATTAAAGACGTATTCACTATTAAAAATCAAACAGAATCGTCAGCAGACCTATTTATCTATGGTGACATCATAAATAATACAGGTTGGAAATGGGATGATTCTGACATTATGCCTGATGATGTGAAAAATATTTTGGGGCAATTGGATGATAAAAGTAACCTTAATATCTATGTAAATAGTGGCGGTGGCTCTGTATTTGCTGGTCTAGCCATTTATAACATGTTAAAGCGGAATAAGGCTCAAAAAACTGTTTATGTTGATGGTGTTGCAGCTTCTATCGCTTCCGTAATCGCCTTGTCTGGTGATCGTGTTGTTGTCCCTTCTAATGCTTTCTTAATGATTCATAAGCCTTGGACATATGCAGCTGGAAATGCAATTGATTTCCGAAAAGCAGCAGAAGACTTGGATAACATCGAGTCTGGGATTATGAATGTATATAAGGAAAACTTAAAAGAAGGCATTGAAATTGAAGAAATTCAACAATTAGTAGATGCTGAGACCTGGTTAAGTGGTGAAGAAGCTGAAAAATATTTCAATATTGAAGTTGTGGAAGCAAAAGAAGTCGCAGCTTGTAGTAGTGATTACTTTGATAAATATCAGAAAACACCTAGTAAAGTAGTAGCAAAATCGCCTTCCCTTCCTAAGAATGACCTTAATGAACAATTAAAAATACAAAACGCACTAGACCTGTTAGAACTATAGGTCTATTTTTCGTGCCAAAACAAGGAGGAAATAATGAATGGATAAACATGAACAAGAATTACGTCAAAGAGTAGCTGATTTAAAAGCGAAAGCTGAGGAATTTAATAACAGCGGTAAATATGAAGATGCAAAGGCGACAATCGAGGAAGCGAAAAACGCGAAAAACGAACTAGATAACTATCTAGCAATGAAACAAATTCAAGTTCCTGAACCTGTAAACTCACAAACAGGAGCGTTACCTCCAGCATCAATCCAAAATGAAGATACATCGTATAAAGAAGTATTTATGAAAGCAATACGTGGTCAAAGTTTAAGCCATGAAGAAGCAAGCGTTATGCAGGAATACAAAGCAGCACTATCTGAGAATACAGGAAAAGATGGCGGTTATATTGTTCCAGAAGATATTACTACAACTATTAACCAATTAAAACAGACGGTTGATAATTTAGAACAATATGTAAATGTACAACCTGTTTCAACAAACAAGGGGGCCCGTACATTAGAAAAGCGTGCGGCATCTACACCTTTTGCGCCATTATCTGAGTATGGAAATCCAAATGCGATGCAAGAAATTGCTTCACCACAATTTGATCGTTTGCCGTATGTTATTGAGGATTATGCAGGATTCCTACCTGTACCAAATGATTTATTAAATGATACGGATCAAGCGCTAGAAGCTTATTTACGTCAGTGGATTGCGAAGAAATCTATTGCAACTCGTAATTATTTAATTTTACAAGAAATCAACAAATTAACAAAAGTTGATTTAAAGGATTATAAAGGCATTAAAACTGCATTAAATGTCACATTAGATCCAGCTTTCTCAGCTGTAGCAAACATTATTACAAACCAAGATGGGTTCAATTACTTAGATCAATTAGAGGATAAGGATGGTCGTCCACTTCTTCAACCAGATCCAACAAATCCAACTCGTAAGTTACTGTCAGGAAAGCCAGTTATTGTTTTATCTAATAAGACAATTGCTACAGATAAAGATGGTAAAGCACCATTTATTGTTGGGGATTTGAAAGAAGCGGTTGTGTTATGGGATAGACAGCAGTTATCCCTTGATATGACGAAAGAGGGTGGAAGTGCTTGGAGAGGCAATACAACAGAATTCCGAGCAATTGAACGTGAAGACGTGACATTGTGGGATACAGAAGCGGTTGTGTATGGACAAATTACAGTTGTACCTAAAACAGGAGCTTAATAAGGTAGGGGGTGTCCTTCTTGGTACTAAAATTAGAGGAAGCAAAAAAATATCTTCGTGTGGATGGTGATGAGGAGGACGACCTCATTACATCTTTCGTAATAGCAGCTGAAATATATATTAAAAATGCCACAAGTAAAAATGTAGATTTAAAAAGCGAGCTTGCTAAATTAGCAGCTCGTATTTTAATTGCTCATTGGCATGAAAACCGTGAAGCGGTTGGAAAAGCTGAACAATTGGCATTTAGTTTGCAATCAATATTAGTTCAGTTGCAATATTGTGGTGGTGATTCAAGTGAATCCGGGTAAATTAGATAAACGTCTTACATTTCAAGTGAAAGACGATGAAGCAAAGAGCCCAGACGGTGATCCAATAGAAAGTTATAAAGATTCTTTTACTGTATGGGGTTCTTTTATTTTTTTTAAAGGAAGAAAATACTTTGAAGCAGCCGCAGCTAATAGCGAAATCCAAGGTGAAACGGAAATCCGATATCGCGTTGATGTAAATGCTGATATGAAGATTAAGTATAAGAACGTAATGTATGACATTATTTCAGTTATTCCAACTGAAAAACACACCTTATCAATCATGTGGAAGCGTGGTGGAATGAATGGCTGATGGTGTTGAGTTTTTAGGCTTTGATCGCTTGATATCTGAATTAGAGCAAATGGGTCTACGCGGGGA